ATTATGCGCAGAACCGCCGAACAAAACACCGCGCGTTGAAGTACCGCTTGACGGAATGTTAGTGTAAAAATAATCACATAGGTATGTTGTTGAACCACCGCCAATGCTTAATGGCATGATTTCGCCATACTCACCCATGATTAATTCTTTCACGTAACCATTTGAACGGGGCAAGTTGCCGCGCAACTGATAGTTTGCCGAAATGGTGCTTGCAAAGTTCGTTGGGTCGTCACAAACGTAAAATTCAGACAAACCACCGCTTGTTTCACTCTGAATGTTGCACAAGCAACCATCCGTCCACTTCCAAATGTGTCCAAACGGATTTGTAACACCACGATATGATGGCACGTAAACCACCAATCCGGAATTGTTGTTGTATGATTCCGGCATTGTGAACGCCACAACGCCCGTTTTGTTACCAAGTGATAAGGTATAACCACAAGGAATGAATGGGTTGTAAGCGTTAAAATTACTCCACGCGGTTGAATTAAGCGTTGTTACGCCATCACCAAGTCCACCTTGGTGATAACCCTCCGATGTTAAGGCGGTGTTCACGGCGGCTTGGCTGTTAAATGTGCAATATTCAATTGCAAAGAACCACCACAATTTCTTGTGTGTCTGATACAAGTTGCAATTCCACGAAACCGAACCACGTTTGCGGGCATACGTGCGGAAATCGGTTAATGATATACTTGTTGCCGGGCATCCAAGCAAAGTGTGGTCGGTGTCGTCATAGGCGGTGTTATTGTTGCCACCACGATAATCGGCATCGGTGTTTACCACCGCGCAAAGTGTCTTGGTGGAACGCTGCACACACGCTTCATCGGCGGAAACATAATCTTTCTTGAAAAGAATGAATCCGGGCAACGCACGGTCGGACATCAATGCGCGGCGGGTGTTGCCATCCATTTCAAAACGGAAATAGCCATCAGGCAATTCAACCATGAATTGTCCATCGGCACCCGTAAGGTCGGCGGCTGCACCATTGTCACGCTTCGATGAATCATTGGCGTGTAAGTAGTAATTGACACTGCCATCATCTTTCAAAAGGCAACGGCGCATCTTTGATTGCACGGGCAATGACTTGTGCAACTCTGCCTTTCCGACACGTGTTGGTGTCGGATTGGACACGGTGACATCCCATTCGATGCCATAATAATAATCGTAAGCAAACGCGGGTTGCGTGTTGCCAACTCCAATTAAAAGACCCATATTAGTAGCCCCATTTTAAGTTGATGTTTGCCAACGATGTTGGCTTGATTGACTTCACGATTTCGGGATTCCATCCACAATCAAATTGCGTTTCGATGTAATCACCATCAGGCATTCCCGCAAGCTGCACCGATAAGGTAACGGCGGCAATGCCATCGTTTTTGATGTTGAAGCATTGACCATCCGGCAATTTGAAGCCATCATCAGTCAACGCAATCACACCCATTTTTGCGATTTGGGCGGAAACTTGTTCGCCCGACCTTGTTGTGTCCATAACTTCTTCTTATTATGAATTTGATTGCAAAATTATGAAAATTTGTCGTACTATAATACAAATGAAAATAACGTGTTAGTAACTTTATCAGGAACACCCGGCGTTCCTGACAAAGTTTTTCATTGCATTCGTACTTTACACATCATCGAATCAGGGGGTTAGAATCAACGCCCCGGTGCTTGTGTCGCGTGATACGGTGTACCACGTTTCACCCGTTCCATTGGGCAATTTTATCTTCATCACTCCATTGTTGAAGTGAATCCCCACTTTCCCGGCTTCGACTTTGTGGTTTAATAAGCTGCTTTCGATAACCGTTTCAACATATTGGCTTGAACTGCATCCGACTGCATTGCCATTGGCAAAATACAATGATTTGCGAATGTCCGCCGTTGCTTTACACTCTCCAAATGTCGCCTTTGCGGTGATTGACATCGAACCGCCCGAATAAAAATAAGGTGAATTGGTCGTCAAAACCACCGTAATTATATGTTGTCCTTTGGATATTGCTTGACTGAACGTGAAATCTTGTTTAGCCGTTGGGAAACCGCCACCGATTTGAACGTAATTGATTGTCACACTTCCAAGTTCAATGTTGCCATCAAGCAACACTTTCAATGTTGCACTTGGGCTTTTGGAAATTTGCGTTGTTCCGGTGTTGTTTGTTCCCGTGTTGACCGTTCCGGACAACTGCAAGGTGAACGAACCATCGAAATTGCCTTCATTTTCAAAACTGAACGATTTTGAACTTGCGGTGTTCGTTGCCGTTTGGTTGCTTGTGGTAAAGTTGAATGTTTTATCCACATTTGTCGGTTGAACCGTCACATTTGCGCCACCAAACAATTCGGCATCCGTTACGGTTTTCCCCGCAATCTGAATACTTGCCGAATCATCATCATCGTAAACCGTCATTGCGTTTTCTTGTGAGCTGATATGCACACGCCGCCCACTTTCGGCTGTTTTAAGGTCGCGAACACCAAGATTTTCAATGTAAGCAAATTCCGCAAGAAGCAATTCGGTTGCCACGCTTTCAAACGATGCACCAAACGGATTCCACTTTGAAGTGTCCGTTGGCAACGTTCCGGCGGTGATTGTTCCGGCGGTGATTTGGGCAATGTAATATGCACCATCGGTGTATTTGACGCAATCCAATCGGTTTTCCGTACCATAATACGTTTTTTCCGCCGACCAATCGCCACGGAATACCATCACGGGGCTTTTGCCCGCTGCACCTGTGTCACCCTTTTCGCCACTGACACGAACCGGGGTTGTCCAATCAGACAACAACGAATCGTCCGTGCCGGAAATCTTGGCACACGTCATCCAAAGGTAATAACCGACACTAACCGTTGGCATTTCGGTTGTCCAATCATCACCGGGGTTGCGGCTGCTTGTATCAATGTCGGGTGCCTTGGTGGTTGACCCGCTTTTGTTGTAACGAAATTCGTAATAATCGCCATTTTGTCCGGCATCACCTGTGGCACCTGTCTTGCCATCTTCGGGCAAGTAGTTCCAAAGAACGGGCGTTGAGAATGCACCCCACTTGCCATCAACCTTTGTTCGTTTAGATTCATATTGATAACGATATGTTGTTGACACATCTTGTGGGTTATCAGTCCAATTAGGTTTGAACACTTCCCAATAAAATGTGTTGACAAGATAGGTTTCAAGACCATTCGCCAACGTGGTTTTCGTTACGGGCACAACCGAAACCCCATCTTTCTTTGCCGCATACACCTTGCCGTTTTCACCACGCGCAAGTTGCCCGGTGTTGTAGGTCGTTTCCGAATCATAATCAGCAACAACGATGTCCGGCACGTAATCATCAACGTAAGCATCCGACACGGGCGTGGTGGGTGTTTCCTTAATCTTCATCAACAAGTAAATATATTCTTCACTTGCGTTGTCGGTCAAGAATTGCTTTGGCGTTGACCATGATGCAACCTTGCCATCGGCGGCAACCGTACCAAAGGAAATCCAACAATCATCGGTGTCAATGATACGGAAATAACCACAATCATTGTATGATGAAGTTGAACCATCTTTGGCAAAGGCAATGTCAACAAAGTGTTCGCCCACGGTTGGGATTGATAGATACCACACCGCCGTAACGCCATCACCGGATATGCGTTCCGCAAAATTGGCGGTTCGCGTCAAGCCCTCTGTGTCAAGTTTGCCCATCAAAAGCCAATCAAATTTCGATTCTGACGAAACTTTAGCTTGCACAATGATTTGTTGGTTCGCCTTGGTGGTGGTGAACCGTATGCGTTGCGTTGTGATGCCATTATCTTCGATTGTCGGTGATTTATAAAAGCCATCGGCATCTTGTTCCCAATCGCTATCATCATACGTGATTCCAAACGTTTCTTTGTCGGGGGTGTCCATCCATCCGGTTGGGGTCAAAGCTGTTCCGGTTGGAACGGGTGGTTGCCCAATATAGTAACGATACACCAAACGTGTGCCAACACCGTTGACACCATTCGAACCATTTTCACCCGATATGCGCACGGGCGTTGACCACGGGGTTTTCAACGTATCATCGGCATATATATCCGCCTGAATCATCCACAAATATTCATCGCTTTCAAGACTTGGTGGTTCATCTGTCCAATCACCACCGGGGTCGCGTTCATCGGGATTCCATTCCGGATATTCGGTTGATGAATTATTCTTTTGATATTTGAAATCGGTGTAAGCACCATCAACACCATCTTCGGCGGTGACTTGCACGGGTTCACTCCACCCGCCAACCACCAATCCGGTGGTTCCTGAAACGGTTGCTTTCGACATCCACCATTTGCCCGTGGCGGTTGGTGCATCCGACCAACCTGTTGGCATCGGCAATGCGCTTGTTGGCGTTTCGGGTTTCGTTTCCGATTGGATAAACACATACGTTACCCAATCACCGTTGACACCATCCGAACCATTTTCACCCGATATGCGCACGGGCGTTGACCACGGGGTTTTCAA